CTTATGGTATTTGGGGAGGGCTAGGGCCTAGAGAGCGTCAAAATATACGCGGTGCTAGTAAAGGAAGGCCACGTATCCTTAAGTAAGGCTATTCCTTAGTTAAGGTTTCGTCCTTAGCGTCTGGCTCGTATAGCTCGTCGTCTCCGTCAAAGTCGACATCTTCCCAGTCAAAGTCACCGTCTTTAGTAACCTTCATAGCGTCTTCTACGGCCTCCGAGTCGCTCTTAGCAACTGCAGCGCGGTAAGCGTTCTGAATGTCTGATAGTTCTAGTGTGCCCTTCCAAGCCACGGCAACACCGATAGTAGTTAGGACTACCATAAAGGCAGAACCTACGCCAATTAGCGAGCCCATTAACCAGTCTCCAGCCACTGCTCCAATGGCGGTACCACCCGCAGCAGTCGCTAGGGTAAGACCGATAGACCTTACGACAATCTGCTTAATTACTTCTCTCATTAGTTAGCCTTAATAAATTCGATAGGGTCAATCTTCACGTTAGTAGGACCGAATACGCCCTTGTGCTGCTTTGAGACTGTTAGGTGCAAGTGAGCCCCAGAAGAAGCGCTGCCCGTGTTGCCTACAAAGCCGATAGTGTCGCCCTCGTCAATCTTCGTACCTACAGGTAAGCCCTCGGCGCGTAGGTGAGAGTAGGCAATATAGAAAATCTCTTTTTTCTTCTTGTCGCCTTTAGGGTCGAAAGCCATTACGCGGTATTCAGTAACGTTCCCTAGGACCTCAGAGAACTGCTGTAGGGTAACAGTGCCCTTAGCGAGTGCGGGGATAGGGGTTCCCTCTGGTAGCCCGAAGTCTAGGCCAGAGTGCGGTTGCATACCGCGGGCCTTGCGGAACTCAGAGAGCGTACCGAAGCGGCCCGTAATCTTTGTGTGCGGAAAAGGTAGCTTCATGCCTCTAGTTTAGAGCAACGAAGTAACAGACACTACGACGGCTGCAGTCAACGCAGCAGACGCAATAGCAGTAATCCAAGCACTGCTCCAGCGTGCCTTCTCCAGGTCTCTAATGCGGTCCTCGTGGTCGAGAATATTTCGAGTAGCCCAATCTACGTGAGAAGGGATTTTTTCGTTTAGGCGTTCTACTTGTTTGATTAACTCAATAGCCCAAGTAGGGATATTCTCGTCCTGCATGACACTATTTTACAGGCCAAGTACAGCGGAGATTTCGTCCTCTGTAAGTCCAAGAGCTGCAAGCTTAGCCTGGGCCGAAGCCTTAGCCTCTGCCTTAGCCTGCTCCTCTGCTTCTCTTGCTAGACGCTCTGCTTCAGCCTGAACACGCATTTGCTCACGCTCTGCAAGCTCTTCCTCAGTCAAGGGCACTACGTGCTGCTCGCCTGTTTCGCAATCAATAACTAGCTTTGTGATAACTTCTGACATTTTCTTTCCTTCTGTTAGCTAACTGTAACCCCGCCTGATGAACCCTTCAAGATTCCATAAAGCGTTGCGCTTGAACCTGATACATAGCTTGCGCCTGAAATGGCAAAGTTGATTGAGCTAATTGTTGCGTTGTTACTCCATAATCCTGCAACTAGCAACTGATAAGCCGTTGTTCCGTTGTTTTCCGTCACGCTGTCCACGCTGAAAGATTTACTTTGGTTAGCAGTGTAATTTGGAATGTAAAACGACAAATTGCTAAATGTGCTTGCTGTGGACTCGCTGGGGTTAGTCACATGAACATATCCGTTATAGGCAGACTGAGCAGATTCGGAGTAGCTTTCTCCGCTACCGCTCCCAAGTCCCCTAAGCCTTCTTAGCGAGTAACCTGAGTTGACGCCGTTGAAAGTCATTTGAAGCGTATTTGCGCCGTTAGTGTCACTTCTCAAAGACATAACCAAGTAAAGGTCTGTAAAGGTGTTAGGAATGGAGTTGAACACAATGTTAGCCTGTGAGCCTGTAAGCTCAACATGCTGAATAAATGTCATGCTCATAACTACTCCTTAGCCAGCCACGCCGTATAGAGCGAAAGTGCTCCCGATTGCAAAACTGCCAATTGCGTCACGAACCTGAATAGAACTGATAGCGTCTGTGCTTGCATACCTGCCAGCTACTGCTCTGCTGTTTGCGCTTGCGTGGTCATTTCTAATCAAAACTGTTTTGTGTTTATCTGTCTGTTTCGGGTCGAAGAAGTGAGCAATCACATTACTGTAAACGCCCGTAGCGTCTCCTGTCCCAGCCATTAGCCCCATTTCAATATCTGGTGCGCTGCCGTTTGAGCTAGAAGTCGCTCCTGAGCCACCGCCGTCCATGTTGACAAAGCTGTAGGAGCTTGTAGAAACATTGTTGATTCTGATTCGGCATTGAGCGAATACACCAGACTGATTGCTAGAGCGCACATTGGCTACGAGAATGTAGTCTGTGTAACCTGTTGGCAGATTGCCGAACACAACTTCGCTATCGGTGCTTGTAAGCGTGATGTTAGCTAATGCTATGTAACTCATTTATGCGCTCGCTTTCAGACCATAGAGAGAAAAGCGAGTCCCCTGACTAAGTGAGCTATTGAAGTCGGAATCAAACTTCATGCTTGTAACGGAGTTGGTATTACGCCAAGCACCTGAGAACAATGTGACAGCATTTACCGAACCAGTAATACCGCTAAGGCTTCGAATGGTCTTGAATTTCGTTGTCTCAAAAGGGTCAAGAATGTCAATTACCTGCCCCGAAAAGATTGAGCTTCCTGAGCCGTATAGTGGCACGACACCTGCACCCATCCAGCTTGCGTTGGGGTAGTTATAAGAAGTAACTGAACCATTTTCACCGACTAACCTATGCCAGTTGTAATTACCTGCTGTATCGCCGTTGAACTGCATACGCATAAAGACTGCCCCACCTGTTGTATTTTGATTGACAACAGCTCGAACTTGCAAGTGCTGATAAGTCGCTGCATACTTAGTCGTTAGGTTTGTGAACTCGACGCTTGCCTGTGAGCCTGTTAAGACTGTTGATTCGAGTAGAACAAACGCACCTGCTGGCGCTTGTGACGCTCCTGCTGCCGCAAGAATACCGAGAGGAATTGGCATTAGGCGGTAATCCTTCCAATAACTCGATAGGTGTTGTTAGCGACCTTTAGGACAGTAGCAGCGTTGTATTGCTGGTCAATCTTGAAGGTGACTGCCGTTCCTGCCGTTCCTGCACCTGCCCAAGAGGTCACGCCTGTTCCTGCTGCGATTACTACGGTGCCTGCCCCGTCTCTCACGATATCTATACGGTCGCCAATGGCGATAAGGTCTGGGATAGTAACCGTACAGGTTGCAGTAGCTAGTGAGTAGATAACGTCGTTTTCGTCTGCTGTTGTTGCCGTGTAAGCGGTAGTGGTTCCCGCTAGGGTCCTAACAGTAGTAGTAATGTATTCGGCCGCTACGTTGCCAAAGCCTGGAGCTGCGGTGCCGTTTGATACAAAAGCCTGTCCTGCAGTACCGCCTGAGATAGCAAGCTGTCGAGCGTTAATCTGAGTCTGTAGGTTAGCGGTGCCGCCTGTTAAGTATCCGAGCTCTGTACTAGTCACTGAGCCGATAGAAGTAGCAGTAGGCAGAATAGCCGTCCCGCCTACTCCTAGGGTGCCTGTAACGGTTCCAGCAGCGATAGTCGCAGTGCCCGTAATATTTGGGCTAGCAAGTACAGCAGAACCTACGGCGGCTAGGTTTACATTTATGGTTACGTCTCCTGAGCTGCCGCCGCCTGTTAGTGCGGTGCCTGCGGTTACGGACGTAATGTCTCCTGGGTTAGATACTGCAACCCAAGCACTACCCGAGTAGTACTCTAGAGAGTTTGTGTCTGATAGGTACGAGACCATGCCTTCTGCTACTGCAGTGCCTAGAGCGGTAGTCCTAGCGGTCGAGTCTGCGTAGACCTGTACTACCTGGTCTTGTACGTAAGTCTGGAAGTCGGTAGCCTCTACGACCTCGCCGATTTCCCAAGCTTTCCAACCTGACATTTAATCTCCTAAGCCGCGGTAATGTTACCGATAATTCGGTAGTCGTTAGAGCCAACGCAAAGAATAGAAGCTGCGTCATATTGTGGGATAGTGTAAGCCGTACCTGCGGTGCCTGCACCTGCGAAAGTTACGCCGCTACCTGCAGCGATAGTTACAGTACCTGCACCGTCGCGTACTACGTCGATTCTCTGTCCAGCGATAAGACCTGTTGCGGCACCTACAGTAGTAACTACGTTAGAGCTAGAAGTAAACCTAATGGTATTGCCGTGGTCGCTTGCCTGATAGGTGTAAGCGGTAGCTGTAGAGCTCGTAAAGGCGTTTACTACATTTGTGGTAACGATTGAGCCAGCTACGGTCCCAGAAACTAGCGAGCCTGGTACGGAGCCACCTAGCGAGTTTGCGCTAACCCAAGTGCTGCCGTTGTACATTTCGGTTATTGTTCCGTCTGTACGGAAGCTCGCCATGCCTGGCACTGGCGTACCAATAGAAGCGGCACGAGCAGCAGCGGAATTAAATACCATAATGGTTTGGTCCATTAGGTAGCCGTTTACGTCGGCTGCGGCAAGTACGTCTAGAGCGCTCCAGACTTTTCTACCAAGTCCCATTAGTTACCTCAGAATCCCAATACGTTGCCTGCAGACAGTCTACCAAAGATACCGTCTGAAAGCGTCCAGAAGCCCTTATCAACTGTTGCAAAGCCAATAGATACTACGTGTGCCGCGGGGCTTATGTCGTGGTCAATACGTATTACTTCTGCGATTTTGTTAATAGCAGGAGGGATACCATTAGGCGTAAATTTGATTGTTACATAGTCTGAGATTTCTAGTCCCAGAATCTGATTCTGCTGCGCTACAGGTAGCTCGTCTAGAACAATCTCTAGAGACTCAAAACGGTACTCTGGCTCAGAATACTTAATTGCATAGTAAGTAGAGAGCTTAGATAGGTACGTAGGGTCTGCAGTTAATAGGTCCGTCTGCGTTAGGTTTAGGACACCGTAGTTAGCAATCGAGTTTAGGTCCTGTGAAATAAATGTGCCTGCAAACTGAGAACCTAGGACGATTTCGTTATAAAGAAGCTCTGAGCCGTATACAACCTGCAGGCCCTGATAAGGAATACCTGTACCGTCGTCGCTAAAGACAATGTCGCTACCGTCGCTGTTAGGTGAGCGGTCTGAGAAGACTACGTGTCCGTCTGCAGACATAAAGAGATTACCTGGCTCGGACTTAGCAACAGTTCGCAAGTATTCGAGTACGTTGCCGTCTTCTGGGTAGACGTCTGCCCCTAGGTCCGTTAAACCTGCTTCGATACTTCTAGCGTCTGTAGGCCAGTCAACGTCTGGCAGGTTAAGGATTGCCTCAACGCGTGCACCTGACTTCTGAGCGATTGCCGTACCTGCGGGTAGCGTCTGAGTGTTAAACAATGTAAAGGCGTCCGAAGCCGCAGCAGAAGCCTCGCTGTAGCCGCTAGGGTCGTACTGTAGGTTCCAGTCGTCGATAACGCCAGTAAAGATTCTGCGACCACCTGAGCTAATCTGAATCGCACGCTTAGGGATAATCTGTCCCGCGTAAGGGCTTAGCGGATACTCAGGGTCAAAGGTGCGGTCGTTGTTATCTAAGACAATGTTCGCTAGTCCTGGGTCGAACTCGTCTAGCTGTCGGTTCTTACCACGCCTTGTAGTGATTCCCTTAACCTTGTCGGTTACGTCGTAGAAGATAGAACCAGAAAGCGGGTAGTTAGGGTCGTCTAGGCGGCCCTTAGTAGGGCTATCGAGTGTAAGAAACGGGGCGTTAGTTCCGACAATGTCAAAACCGATTTCGACTTTCGGTACTGGTATTGCCATTAGTTAGCTCCGCTTACTAGAACCTGTCCGCCCTGAGTGACGTACTTAGTCACAATGTTACCGATAGTCTTTCCGACCATAGCTTGGCTCTGCGTTGTGTCGGTCTTAACGTTAATGTTGATAGTCGTACCAACAGCCGTACCAGTAGCAGCCTTGCCCTGCAGTTCGTTTAGCTGCTTCGTCCAGTTTTCGATAGAGGCCCTAGCGCTAGCCTCCTGTACAGCGTTTGAACTAGAAGACTTAATGTAAGTGTTAGCTGCCTTAATACGTTCGTTTACGTAGGCCGTTGTCTTGGCTATGTCTGCAACGGAGTCGACGACCAAACCTTGTACCTGCTTTAGCGGGGCCAGCGACGAGAAGACCACGTCGTTAGTTACCTGCGCTTTTTCAAGGATTGAGCCTGAGCCTGGAGCAGTTAGGGCTTTCTGTACGTCTGTTACAGAGGTTCCCTGTAGGCCCTTTAGCTTGTCTAAGAAGGCCTTGATTGTGTTGCCTAGGCCTGCGAAAGCTCCGTCGAATTCCTCTAGGTCTGATAAGAAGTCGTCCTTAATTTCCTTGATAGAGGTCTGGAAGGCTTCTGCAGCAGCTACTAGCGCGTCTGCTAGACGCTTCTGTTCTGCTATAAGAGCGTCGTCTAGGTCCTTTTGTACCTGAGTGTAAAGGTCCTTTAGCTCCTGAGTAGCTAGGCCCTGCTCGTCGTATATCTTCTGAGCTAGTGCGTTCATGCCAGATTCGCTAACCTTCTCTAGGTCTTTGAATAGCTGGGCTAGTTCTGCCTGGGTCTCTGGGCTAGCTTCGAGAATAGCCGTGGCTAGTTCGTTGCCTGTCTCTGCTCCAGTGTTAATAACCTCTTCGATAAAGGTTTGAGAGAAGCCACGAGAAGCCAGCAGAGAAGCGTTAGTAATAAGGTTACGTGCGTTGTTTAGCTTCTTGCGTAGCTGTTCTACGACGTTTTGTACAGAGCCTGCAGCTAGCTTCTCTGTCTCTTTAGTTGTCGTAACCGTGAGAGACGAGCTTAGCTTCTTTACCTGAGTCTCTAGCTGTCGAGTTGTCTCGACGTTGAAGACTGCTGCAGTAGCGCTACGGAAAGCGTCTGTAAGGCGAGCCATAGACTGCCTAATAATGTCGCGCTGTTTATCTGCCGCGTCTTTGCGTAGCTCGGTCTCGCGTTGTGCGTAGTCACGCTGAATTTCAAAGCGAGATTTCTCGTACTGCTCTTCTGCTTTTAGTAGGGCCTTCTGAGCGTTACGAATGACTTTCTGTACAGCGTCAAAACGCTTCTGTCGTTCTTCGGCTGCCTTCTGAGCCTCGCTCTTTCCGCCCTTACCGCCGCCGCCTCCGCCGCCACCGCCTCCAGCGGCTTGCATTTGTGCCTTAGCGTATTCGCCACGCTTAACCCAAGAGTTAGCCCAAGCGTTGTTAGATTTCTTTAGCGCTGCTGTGACGTCGTTAATGCCGTTCTTAGCGGCGTTCATTTCCTTTTGGAAGTCGATAGGGTCGCTAGTTAGCCAGTCGGTAAAGGTCTTCCAGTCACCCTTGAAGAGAGCCTCAAAAGCCACGCCTGCAGTTTGCAAGAAAGCAATAAAGCTAGAGAGCGTGGTAAGCGCCCAGTTAAGAGCGTCTGCCAGCATACCTACAGTGTCTGCAGTTGTCTCGACGTCACTGCGACCGTTGTTAAGAGTGTCACCCAAAAGCTTGAAAGCGTCACGTACACCCTGGAAGGATTGTCCTAGCGGAGTGCTTGCGTCTGTTGCCTGCTTTAGTACGTCTGCAATTACTTCGATAATGTGCGAGACAGTAGGTCCGATATCCTCGGCAAAGTCGGTAAGGATAGGCGCGACGTCTTCTGTTAGTACAGTAGCTAGCGTCTCAAAAGCAGGGCTTAGCCCTTCTCCTGCGGATTCTAGGACATTGTCAAAAGCTAGCTTTATCTTGTCACTGCTCTTAGCGGTAGCCTCTGCAGTTCCGCCTACCTGAGTTTCGATAGCAGACAGAATTAGATTCTGCGCCTCGAGTACCTTGCCAGACTCGACGAGAGTTTTAATCTTGTCTTTCTCTTGCGCGGTAAAGGTAACACCTGCGCGAGCTAGCGCAGTGATTCCCTTGATAGGGTCCTGCAGCGCCTTACCTAGCTGTACTGCGTTTGTCTCTGCGCTTCCAAATCCTGCGGCTGCTAGGTCAAGAGCTGCCTTAGTAGCGCGGTCAAAGCTGCCGCCCGTCTCGTCTGCAGTCTGCGCTAGATTCTTAAAGGTAAGAAGCTTTGCCTGAGTTGCCTTGATTACTTCGGCGTCTACGGCTGTAGATAGTTCGTTAGCTTCGGCAAACTTGATTAGGCGATTAGTTACTACGTCTGTCTGGGTACCGAATAGGCCCATAGACTGGTTTACCTGAGCAAGTCTGTTATTAGCCTGCTGTACACCTTCTGCGGCCTTGATTGCGGAACTTGCGAACTTTGCGGTTACAGCGCCTGCAACTCCGACGCCTACGGCGATACCGCCTGCTACCCTGCTTAGGTCTTTACCGATTGCGGCAAACTGCTTCTGAGCGTCCTTAATTCCCTTATTGTCGAAAATGGACTTAATGACAACATTAACCGACATTTAGAATTCCTTACTTGCTCGGATAGCCCATTTATCAACCACGTACTGAATGTCCTTAGAGAGCTTAGGTAAGCTCTTCTCTACAGACTTCCACGCCATACGAGACGGCCTGTTACCTAGTCTATCGTTTAGCTTGCGGATAAAGCCTTCTCCCGCGGCACGAGTAGCCCTGCGTCTAAACTCGACAGATTGCGAACCGTCTGCGTAAGTGCGTCTAATCGGACGTGAGTAACCAGAGTTGCGATAACCCTTACCGATAGACCTTGCGCTACGTCCTGCGTAATCTGCTATCGAAGTGGCTGCAGAGTTGACACGAATAGCTAAAAGGGTCGTAGTTAGCGACTTGCCTCCGCTTTGAGTACGGAATTTAATAGTTGTTGACTTAGCCCCGCCAGACTTAGCCCCCTTAGTCACCTGGCCCCACTGTAGACGGGCTCCTGGCTTAGCCATGCCTGATAGTGGCGAGTCGTTAGGGATAGCGTCTCTAATCGCCTTCTGTGGCTCTTTACCAATGGTCTTAACTTCACGTACAAACTGAGTACGTAAGGAAGGCTCGATAGATTTTAACTTCCTCTGTAGCGCTCTTATGTCTTGCACCGAGTACGGCTGTCCCGTTGCAGTCGTGAGCAGGAATTTAAGCATTAGCCACCTCTAGACAATTCTACCTAACAGAAAACCGCCCCCGAAGAGGCGGTCTCTGTTATGTTCTCTGGGCTCGCCAGATTAGGTATCGCGCCATAGTAAACCTCATACGTTCCGATTCGGCCAGTAGAAGGCTTGGAGCGATTCCCGTTTCACAGGCTAGTGCGGCTATCTCCCAATGCTGGGAGCTGTCGCCTAGCCCTTGGATTTTGGGACGTCTACGGTAGTAATGTTCTGTACCGTCTCAGTCCACTCGTCGAAAGATAGCTCTGTCTGCTTAGTACGCTTGCACCAACTGTAGGCCAAGAAGAGAAGGTGTGATACCCGTAGGTCTCTTGCAGCGTTAGAAATTGAAATGTCGAACTTGTCTTCGAACTTTACAATCTCTGGCGCGGTGCAAGTTGCTTCAACCTTGCTTCCGTTAGCGAACTCTACTTCTAGGTTTATCTTCATTTGTGCTCCTTCTTTTTAGTTATGTTAAGCGGTTGCCCTAGTCACGGCCCCAGTTATAGGTAGCGTCAAGGATTGGACTACGAGGTCCCCTACGCTACCCGAGATTGGAACAACGTTGTTTACGAGGGCGGTAAAGGTGTAGCTCGGGTTGCTTGCACCTACAGCGGTACCGTTTGGTAGCACTACGAAAGTAGCAGCGGTGTTTAGAAGGCCCCATAGGGTCTCGTCGATAGCTGCTGCAGCGTAATCGTTATGAAGCGCTAAAGTTACAGAACCCTGCTTAATTCCACCCTGGACCTGTCGCCAGCCCTGACTTCCGAAGCTGGTCGTATCGATTTCATCGGAACTCACGTTAATTTCGATTTGGTTAACGTTGCTCGAAAAATCGGTGCCGTTGATTTTAACGACGGCGTTAGTTAGTACTAGCTTTGCCAATTTTTTTCTCCTTAGTTAGCTTGCAAGCACGCGGACTTGAAATTCCGCGCCTAGATAAGTTGTGTCGTTAATGAGCACTGGCCCATAACTAGACAACTCAGAAAGCACGCAGTCAAAGGCCTTTCCCGCGAGCGTTCTATCTGATTCTACCGCAAGCAATACAGACGAAGCGCCTGTACTACTGCAGTAAGAATCTAGATTCCTTTGTGCCGTACGCTCGTCTGCTCTTCCGACGATTAGCTGTACGACAAAGTTATATTCGGCCATGCCGTTACGCATATCTAGGTGATAGGTAGCGCGGTCGAATTGGACAATAGCTATAGGAGGGTTTGGGTTATCTGGGATAAATTCAGAAGTGCGAAGCCCTGGAATGGTGCCTAGGTTTGTAGCAATACCCTGGCGAAGCTCTGCGACACTAGCCATTAGCCAAGCCTAATCTTTCTTAGGGATTCGATTAGCTGGCGTACGTCTGGGTCTAGCTGTGAACCTACGCGCATAGAACCAAGCTCGCCAGAGATAATACCTAGCGGAGAGTCAAGACGCTTAAAGATACGGGAAGCCTGAATAACGCAAGCCTGAGTAACCTGAATAGGGGTCGAGTTCCAGCCCCAAACTCCAGTCACCTTAATAGTTGCTTCACCGTCTAGGGTTAGATAGGTGTAGTCGCCTACGGCCCTAATGTGTGTGTAAGGCTGCGGGATTCCGTCAACGATTCTATTTAGTGGCTCTAGCTGATAGTCGGTAGAAGCCCACGTGGTGTCGTATACCTGCTCGTCGTCGGACATAGTCTGTAGTGAGACTAGAGAAATCATATCGTCGATAGTCACGTTTAGAGAATCGTCTGGCGCGTAGTAGCGTACAGCGGTCCCAGCGTTGTAGAAGTTGCGGTTAGTGTACTGGTCGATAGCGCGGCTAGCAGATTCGATAGCCATTTCTAGAAGTGAGTCGTCTAAGTTATCGGTAATGCGTAGGGCGGATTTAACCTGCGCGAGCGTTGCATATCCGTTAGTAATGGCCATGTCTCTAGTTTAGTCCTAACTCTTGCGCTAAGCTACGTAGCATTTCGTAGCCCCTAGCCTTGTCTTCGTTGCTTGCCATAAGCCCAGACAGGGTTACTCGTGAATGTCCACGGTCGTAGATAATACGAATTGTACTAGCGTCGAAAGCTTTAACCGTTCCGCTCTTTGCCATGCCTAAAGCTAGTGCCCAGTCTGCAAACCTATAACCTTTTCTAAACCTACCCGCTGCCTCCCATAGGCTTTTCTTCATAGGCTCCGCACCTACCATAGTCCACGTGTGAGCGACTATGTCCCCGCGCCAAGAGCTAGGGTGTAGCGAGTGGTCGTGCTTGTCTTGGATTGTGTCGCAGACTAGGTTGTAGCCACCTTCGTCTGCCTGGTCTATTTGGTCTAAAGCGCCTGATAAGAAAAGGTCGTCGACGTTACATATAGCAACCCACTCAGTATCACAAAGCTCTATAGCTCTGTTCCAGTAATCGGCGTAATCCTCTAGGTTAGCTAGCTCACAGATAGGCGCGTAACGTTCTGGGATTGAGTCTAAGACCGCTTGATAGTTGTTTGCGTCTGCAACTATAGCTATCTGGTCTGGTTGTCTCTGTAGGGATTCTACGCCTTGCCACCACCGCGGCAGGAATTCGGCGTAGCCTGTACCCCAAATCGCTAGCGGAAGTCCTATGGTCGTCACTACAGATTCGCCTTTAGGAAAGGCACCCACTTTTCTAGCCAAACCTTCTCGGCGTCAAACTGCTTAGCAAACTCGCGGCTTACCTCTGAGTGCGAGCCCTCTGCCTGCGTGGTGTCGTAAGCGTCCGAGAGCGCCTGATAGATTCCTGCGATACTAGGGATTTTGAACCATGCGACCTGAGCTTCGTCCCAGAATAGCTGGCCCTGTACCAAGAAGCCGTCGTCTGCAACTAGGTCTTTAGGTCCACTCCAGTTAGTCGAGATAACACGAGTACCGCAAGCCTGAGCCTCCATAATCGGGAGCTCAAAGCCACCGCCGTAGGAAACCTGTAGGACGACGTCTGCAGCCGTGTAGATAGCTGCTAGGTCCTCGCGCTCAAAGCCGAAGCGATAGTCGATAGGGTTAGGGAATAGAACAGCGTCCATAGGCAGACCGCAAGCAGCAGCTAGGCGCGGTAAGTGGAATCCACCAAATACGCCAGTAGGCTCCGTGTGAATGTACAGATAAGCGTTAGGTACCTTCTTGCGGAACATAGCAAAGCCGTATAGAAGTTCTGCGAAAGCCTTGCGGTGAATTGACTTATTAGCTTTGTTTGCACTGTTGACAACTACCAAGAAGTCGTCGTCCTTTAGGTTCAAGAAGCGACGGGTCTTCTGTCCTGCTAGAAGTTCTGTAGGTTTGAATACGTGCGTGTCGATAGCGTGCGGAATATAGGTAGATTCGATACCTACTTCTGCCATTTGTTCTACGCCGAAAGGTGCCATAGCGATAGGGCTTACGTTGTCCTTCTCTAGCCAGCCTTTGACAGCAGGAGGGATAGACACGTGGTCTAGCGGAACCCAAGAAGCAATCTTAGGAATCTTGGCGAAAGCAGGATTAGTAAGAATCCAAACGTCTGCCAGAGTGACTAGCAGGTTTGTCTTACCTGGGTGCTTGGTTCCGTGGTGCTCCCAAGCTACAGGAGTAGAGTCGTTCGAGTACAGGTCTAGCCCGCGAGCATATTCGTAGACCTTGCCGTACGGTGTATCTACATAACCGTTAACGCCCTCGCGCCCGTAGTTAGTAACAGTTGCAACGTCGATACCGTGTCGCTTCATGCGGGACACTACTTCGTAGGACTGCTGGCCGTAGCCCGTGGGCTGCGAAATGCCGTTCGAGTACCACGTAACTACGCCGTCGATTTTCTCTGTCTTCTTAGGGTTTCCCATTCTTGCCCCTTTCTTTTATCAAGATAGCAGAAAACCCCTACCGTTTCCAGTAGGGGCTCTCTGTTGTTATCTGATACTAGGCAGTAGCGCCCTGGTAGTACTTGATAGCGCCAGTGTCCATTAGGTCACCGTCAACACGTAGGGTGAAGCGGTAGTTAATGACACCTAGGTTGAACTGGTAGTCAGCGGACTGAGCAACCTGTAGACCACCTGCAACGCGTACGCGGTAAGCAGCCCAGTCACCTGCAACGATTGACTTAGCGGAAGTTCCGTTAGCCATGTGAGGGTTCTCGACCAATGGGCGGCCAAGCAGGGTGTCAGGGGTGCCAGCAGCTAGAGAAGGCTGGAACAGGTATTGTCCAGTGGTGTCCTTTAGCTTGCGGATAGCGCCAATGGTGGTTCCGTTCGCCATGAAAGCGAAGTTAGCCGAAGCGCGTACTGCTGGGTCAAGGCTGTAGAACAGGTCGATAATGTTGTCGCCTGTTGGTAGGCCGCCTGCAGCGGTTCCAGTTACAGCAGAAGAAGCAGCGTTAACTACACCGTTTGGCTTAGCGTTGCCGTCGCCAGTGGTAAGAGCTGCGTTTACTGCGTAACCGATTGAGTTTCCACCTGCGATAGCTAGCTCGTCCTCTAGCGATACGCCAGAGTCGGTTAGTAGCTCCTCGGCTACAGGTACCAAGAATGAGTACTTGTAAGCGCCTAGGGTTACGCTGGAGAAGGTTGGGTCAGAAGCGGCAATAGTGCCACCTGCTGCTACGAGAGAAGCGGTGCTGTAGGCAGTGAGCGACGGAAATACAATGTCGTTACCCATGTCAGTGTTTAGCACGTTGCTAACACGGAGCATAGGACCTACTTCACGAGCCTTCTGCCATACGCGCCCGAAAAAGTCCGTGGCGACCAAGTTAGAAGAAGGGGTTAGGGTGCGGAACTCGTGTGAGCGAACCTCGCCGCGAGCAATCGCGCGAAGTACGTCTGAGTCCGACTTAGGGGATACGACCTCAAAGCCGCGGGTTGCTTCGGCGGCCTTTGCCTCGCGCTCCTCTAGCTTGCGGACGTTTTCAATAGCTGCGGCACGCTCGTCTAGCTCTGCGTTGATACGGTCAAACTGTACCTGCTCTTCGGCGGTAAGCTCTCTCTTCTCCTCAGCAGCGCGGTCAAGAAGAGCCTTTGCAGACTCCCAAGCACGAGCACGAGCCTCAGTCTGAGCCTTAATAAACTGCTCGGACATTTTGTCTCCTTTGATTAAATAGGTTAGTGATTACAGCCGCGCTTACGCAGACTGGCGCGTAGGTGCTTACACTCATACGTATTTCTAGTCTATACCAGATAAGACAAACCCTCGCCAATAGCGACGAGGGTTCACCATAGCTTCGCGGAACTATGGCCTGTATACAAAGTCTAGCAAAAGGAAAACCCCGCTAGTAGAAAGGGGAAGAACTAGCGGGGCGAAACCCTAAGCTTGGCTGTAGGTGATTAGCGAACTTCTACAGGCTTGGTTATACGGGTTTCCTTTGTAGCGGCTGGAGCACTAGCCGCAGCTTGTGGGTTGTCGAGAGCTACAATGGCCTCGGCCCACTGGTCTGCTAGGTCAGCGATAGGGCCAGATACTGGCTCGCCTGCGACCTTTAGAATTACGTCTTTAATCTGTTCTTTAGTAGCCATTTTAAATCCTCTTTAGTAGTAGGTCTAGTTGCTTCTGCTTAATGTCAAGAAGATTAGTCAGTGGTGCTACCTCTTCTTTCTGCTCTGCCGCACGTGGAGCAAGCTCCTCGACAACAGACTTCATAAGGTTAGCCTGCTCTTCGGTTAGGTCTGAGCCCTCTTCGATACGTAGCATTACGTCCGCTAGGGCGTCTGCGTCAACCTGAGCACGCTGCGCTACCTTGTCCAAGCCACGTACGCTAGCTTCGGTTGCCTGGTAAGCAGGAAAAGCCACGATAGATACCTCGAAGAGTCTTACGGACTTTAGGGTTCTCATGTCGCCTTCGGCGTTCCAAGAATCCTTAATGACGTTGAATCCAAAAGACATAGACGACAGGTCTCCGCGCTTAAGTAGCTCGGCCATGTCGCGTCCGTCTGTGGTGTTTGGCAAGTCAGCTTCAACGCGAAGACCGATTGAGTCCTCGTACAGACGTAGGGTCCTTGCGCGTGAGCTAGCAAGAACTCGTCCCGTGTCGTGGTTTACCAAAAGCTTTACGTCATTACGGGACTTTAGCGAGCGGCTAAAAGCGCCTGGCTCGATTACCTCGTAGAAGCCACCTAGGTTCTCAGAGCGAGAGTTAAACTTAGCGGCGTACCCATAGAAGGTCATGCCGTTTTCGGACTCTCTTACTTCAAAGCCTGCTTCGACGTCGCGGGTTTCTCTTTGACTCATTTTTCTTTGTCTTTCCTCTTCTGCGTCTAGTCTAGCTACAACGCCTTCGGCATATGCTTTCGCTCTTTCAGCGCCTCGCCTATTCGCTGGAGCGCCCCATAGCAACATAGCAACAACGCCCGCAGAAGGATAATCAGGGCTGTTAGGGTCAGCAGCAGGAGCGTCAAGGTCCCCCAAGTGACGAGCAATCCAAGGGCCAATAAGACGCCACTTACGCTCGCTAACTTCACCACGAGCCATAGCACGCGCGTCTTCAATAGTTTGAGATACGAGACCGTCGCCACCTTTGCCCTCTTCGTAATACTCTAGCCCTCTGCGAGCTGCTGCACGCATATAGGCAGGAGGAGTTAGGTCGACTGCTCGGATTTCGTCCGATTCGTCGTACGCGTCTTCTTCAATCGCTGGAACCTCAGAAGGTGCAATAGCAGTAATACCAAGGTCACGATAAGCGGCTCTAATTTCTTCGTTGTCGTCTACTGCGACCATTACGTTATAGGTCTCTAGCAGTCTTACCGCCTCTGCACGCTTGTAAGCCGTCGAGTCAGTGTCTGCGTCTGGCTTCATAATGAGCACGTCGTAATCTACGTCTAGTTGCTCTAGCTCGGCTACAGTCGCTTCGCGGTCTTCTTCAAGACGTGCGGTAATAATAAAAATAAGCGTGTCGTCAAAACTATCTAGGTAGTTGTAAACAGCTTGGTTCTTCTCGCCGTCAAAAGTAACTAGAGTTCCGTCGATATCTGCAATAACGGCAGGCGGACCGCTTTCTAGCCTTAGCTCACCCATATACTCGCTCCCCTCATTCTGAGCAATAGCCAAAGCCTGGTCTATAGCTCCTTGCTTCGTAGCGTGGCAAGCCATTACCTCGCCGTCCTCTTTTACAGTTGCCCAGCCTGAGCAACCTTCGGCTTTATCTGAAATGTAATAAGGCACTATTGAACAATCCTTAGCCAAGAAACAGTGTGCCCGTTTTCGGTGCTAACCATATACATTTGTTCTCCCGCTGGAAGGTCAAAGTCAATAGTCGTTAGCTTGTCAACTGGCAGGCCGTTAGCGGTGGTAATGCTTGGTCCACCTACGAACAGGGTCTTAGTTGAATCGTTGTTTCTAATCTTGATTTTGCAGGGTCCCGCGGCAATACCGTCGATAGCTACTGCAGTAGTTCCGACTGATTGAGTACCAGAAGTAATCATTACTAAGCCTCCGTGTTATATACCGCTGTAGGGTCTGTAGGGTCAATCTGAGCGACGCCCTGTAGCTGCACGCTTGGAACTCCAGTGTGATTAATCGCTGGAAGGTCTAGTGCGGATAGAACCGAAGAAGGCTCAAAGCCTACTGTGATAAGTCGCTGAGCCATTAGGACCTTCTTGTCTGTAGCTGTTAGGTCCGCAGCTTCGATATTTACGTTTGCCAGTGGTACGCGTAGCACGTCGCCGCCGTCAATCTTTGATAGGCCCTCTGATTGTCTTACGTCGTTAATGGTTAGCCAGCCACCCTGAATAGCGGTAGACGCTGCGGTAGCACGAGAGTTAATATCGCCTCGTAGAAGGGCGGACATGTTGAATTCGCAGAAAGCGCCCTGGCCGTTTGGATAGACCTGTAGAAGGGTACTCAGAGCGTTCTCGATAAGTGCTGCGTAAGGACGTAGGGTGTCGGTTACGAACTCGATTTGTGTTTGCTCGATACTGCTGTAGGTGTTAGTACCTGGAAGCTGCAGCTTGTGAGTAGGAATGTTGTAGATACGTGCGACGTCCTCGACAAACATACGGCGAGCGTCTAGAGCCTGTGAGCGCTCTGGGTCTACGCCTATGTCGTCAATCTGAGCGCCTGAGTGAAGGACGATAGTTTTAGAAGAGCGTCTCCAGCCACCGTGTCTGTTGTCGACGCTGTCACTCATTTGTTTAGCCTGCTCGGGAGTCAGAGCGCCTGGAACAGTAATAGCAAAGTTACCAGTTGCGCCCTGGCCGAAGAAGCGCTGGGCATAGCTCTCTAGTGCAACACCTAGGCCAATGTTCTCCTTTAGTACGGAGATACGGCTTACGCCTCGTACGTGGCCTGGCTGAATAAGGCTTTCGACGATATGTAGCATTTCGTCTTGGCCGAAAGTCTCGCCAGTCTTAGACCAAGTGAAAACGATACGACCTTGTGCGTTTCGCTTTACGTCTATCTCTGTAGGGTTCATAACCGTTAGGTTGATAGGCAAACCCTCTTCGTCACGAAACACGCGAATAAAGGCGTTACCGTCAAACATTAGAGAAGTAATAATCTGCGAGATAAAAGGTGTGCGGTCTACAAAGCTTACGTCTGGGCGGTTTACCCAGTCTGGCTTCGGACGCATTAGGAATTTCTGGCCGTCGCGTCTAATCCAAGCGTCCATAGGAAGCGTGGAGATAGAAGAAGCGATTAGGTTTACAGCGCCTGTAATCGCAGCTAGTCGCCAGACGTTGTCCTGCGTAACGTAGGTCCCAGAGTTAGTCTGTAGCTCGATATCTCCGCCAGAGCCCCAGATAGTCTGGAAGCTAACAGCTCGGGATTCAAAAAGATTATTTAGCATTTGGCTTCTGCCTCTCTAGCGCAAGCCCAAACAATAGGGCGAAAATTCCGCCTGTCACTACGCCTAGCGGTAGCCAAACAATAGCGATTCCGACTGTAATAGCCGCTGCTCCTGCGACCTGTAAAGCTGTTGCCATGTCCACCCTTAAAATACGTATACGCCTGGCTGTAAGGCTTCGGGTTCTATTCTACTTGCTAAAGCGCGGTCAACTGCTATAACCGCTGCTACGGCTGCGTCTATTCGTCTCTGAGAAGCCCTGTTTTCTTTAACGATTCTAGGCCCTAGGTTATCCACTTTGACTACAGCGTTAGATAGGTGCCTTGTAAGAAGCGGGTTGCCGTCGTGCTTTAGTCGCTTATCTACGACTGCGTCAAAGAACTTAGAACAGGCTGGGACCATGCGGCGAGCGTTAGTCGACGGATACTCGACAATCGGATAGCCCTCCTGAGCGAGAATCTCCATAGACCTTTGCCAGCGATAAGGGTCGCAAGCAATTTCCTTTACGCCTGGATTATCTCGAACAAATGTTCGAATGATGTTTTCTACCTCTTGGATATCTACTCGCCACGTGTCGTCGTGAATATTCGAGTCTTTCTCCCAAGCCTTAATCATGAATACTTGCGGCTCGTCTTCTAGGGTCGCGCCGATTAGTACGGTCGAGTCCCCTGAGAATGAGCCGTCAAAGCCGATAACGTACTCTTTGCCTTCTAGGTCTAACTCACTAGCGCAAGCCTCCCACGCGCCGCTAGGTAGCCAGCCAACAGCACTAGAGACGAAGTTATTTAGTCGCTTTGTACGGAACTCTGGTTCTGGCGTACGTCTTACTGCGGACTCGAAGTCTGCAGCGTCGCAGATATCGCCGTAGCCTGGGTTAGCTAACTGCCACGTCTTAGGGTCTTTGTAGTCTGCGTCTAGCGGGGCTTCCCACCATGCCATAAAGAAAGTAGGGTCCTGTGAGCCTTCTTCGCCACGGGCTACCTTCTGGCCGTACTGATACAGCGTGTAGGCGATTGAGTCTTGGCCTGTCTGGTCTGTCTTTACTCCCGCTGTTGTAATCGCCGTCATACGAGCAGTGTTACCGCGTGCACCCATAGCTAGAGACATAACGTCAAAGAGTTCGCGTGTAGGCATGGCATGGAGCTCGTCCGCCCAAACCGACGTAGGGGACAAACCTTCTTTCGAGTAGGCCTCTGCGGAAAGCACTCGGTAAATACTTCCCGTACCTGTCACCTCGATTGCGTCTCTGTAAATTTTGACTAGGCCGCTTAGGTCTGGGCTAGCCTCAATCATTTTTTTAGCATCCCCGAATACGATTCGTGCTTGTTCTTTTTCTGCAGCGATTGAGTAGACCTCGCCACCGTTAGGACCAAAGAATAGGTCATACACGGCGAGCGCCGAAGACACGGAGCTCTTTCCTGATTTACGCGGCATACCTACGAGACTTAGGCGGTTGCGATATCCGCCCTTACCGTCGCTGGCGTACAGGTGTCTAATTAGGTCCTGCTGCCATGGACGCAACACGAGCGGGCTACCCTGTGGTCCTGCTACAGAGTCCTTCGTAATAATGGCGAAAGCTTCTAAGAAGTCGATTACTAATTGGCCTTCGCCCTGGTCTAGTTGCGGCTTAGCTATCGGCGTTAGCCACGCTGGCGGCCACGACTTGATTGCCACGCTGTCCCTTTCGTGCTAGTAGCTCCTCTAGCTTGCTCTGGGCTTTGACTTCTGCGAGCCCTAAGCGGGTGCGGTCAGAAGGCGTAAACCCTAGCAGTCCTAGGTTACTACTAATTAGACGCTCTAGGTCGTTTAGTTGTTTGAATAAATGCCAGTCGTTAGTTTCGGCGATTAGGGCTTTAATCTGTTCGCGTCGGTCGAGCTGTTCGCAAGTCATTAGCAGAAGGTGAGTGTCAGTCCTGCGGGCTATCCATAGCTCGCCGTATTTAAAGACACTGTCCCATAGCTGCAGCCCTGCGTATTCGAGCGGGCGGAATGGCTTTAGGTACCCGCCTTCGATTACAGGTGCGCTCTCGATTACCCTGCGCTCTTCTGGTCGCAGCGTTCCCCTCTTGGCCTTTAGCTCTGCTGGCAATTTTGGATTAGGCATAGTCCGACTATAGCAACTGTAAGCGGTTACAGAAAACAACTGAACTTACATGGTGTGCGAAAAAG